TATTTAATGGAAGTTATGGTATAATAGAACATAAAGAGATATAGGTGAATGCCTCTGAAGGGCTTAAAGCAGTTCAATGATTGTTACTATTATAGATTATATAGTATCTCTCAGATGCTCTTCAGACATCATCTAGCACTACAAAAGGAGATATAATGGATGACTTTAATGAAGTCCTAGAAAAGATCCAAACTTCAGCAAAAGAAGATATAACTGTTGATAGAAAACATTTAGATACATATTTATTAACAGCCGGAGTTATGTTACAAAAATATTCAAAATTGCTTGCTAGATTTACTAGAAAATACTATGACCTTGAAGATAAACTATCAATTAAATATAAAGAGTTATTTATGTTCTATAAACAAGATTTCGATATTCAATTAAAAGATGCAGAAATAAAAGTATTTATTTCTTCTGACCTTGAATATATAAATATAAAAAAATCTATAGATAATCATAAAGTTATTATTGATTTATTAGAAAGAACAATTAAAGATATTCAAGGTAATTCGTGGAATATAAAAAGCATTATAGAATATTATAAATTAACTGGAGAAGCTATATGAAATTAGTTAAACTTAATGAGAGTTTTATAAAAATAGTATTTGATTTATCTGAATTAGAATTAAAGAAAAAAATATACAATAATTTTAGTTACTATATAGATGGTTATAGATTCATGCCACAATACAAGGCTGGTATATTTGATGGAAAGTATCATTTTTATAATTTCAATAAAAGTCAATTCCCATTAGGGTTAGTTCATGAACTTACTAAATACTTAGATGATGAATTTATTGATTATAGTACAGAAGGTTTAGATAACACATTCGATATAGATCTAATTAAAGAAAGAGTTCACTCAATTATTGAAAAAGCAGAACTTCCATTTAAATTAAGAGATTATCAGTATAAAGCTATACTAGAAGGTATTTCTAATAAAAAATGTACATTACTTTCAGCAACTTCTTCTGGTAAATCTTTAATGATTTATATAATGATATTATATAATTTGAAATATAATAGATCAGCTCTTCTAATAGTACCTACTATAAATTTAGTAGAACAAATGTACTCTGACTTTAAAGATTATGGTATAGATAAGTATATGAAAAATGAAGGTATAGACATTAATATCAATAGAATATATGGTGGGATGGTAAAAGATTTTAATTCAGATATTATAATAAGTACATGGCAATCATTAAATAATAAAGATGATATTAATTCACTTGTTAATGCAAATATATCAATGACTATTATTGATGAAGCTCATTTAGGTAAAGAGGGTAAAAAACTAGCTGATATTGTTCAAAGTTTAACAGAGTGTGAATATAAAATAGGTACTACTGGTAGCGTCCCAAGTAATTCATTAGAACGACAACAAATGAAAGCTATTACTGGCAATATAATAAAAATAATATCATCAAGAGAGTTAATAGACATGGGGTTTGCGACAGATATTAAAATCTCTGCTATTTATATTAAACGAAAAGATATAAAATTATGTAGAGACTTTAATAAAATGAAATACACAGATCAAGAGAAATATATTTATAATGATACTGTTAAATTAAACTTTGTAACAAAAATGGCACTTAATGTAAATAAGTATGGTAATTCATTATTATTTTTTAAAAATATAAAATTTGGTAAAGCATTATTTGAAGAATTAAAAAAACATACAGATAAAGTATACTATATAGATGGTAGTATTAATGGATTAGAAAGAGAAGATATTAGAAAATCATTAGAATCATCTGATAACGGTGTAATTACTGTTGCTAGTTATAAAACATTTGGTACTGGTATAAATATAAAAAATATTAGTGTTGGTATACTAGCACAGAATGCAGGTAAATCTTCAACTACATTAATTCAAAGTATCGGTAGGTTCTTACGTCAAAGTTCTGGAAAAAATGTAGCCTACCTCTGGGACTTAGTAGATGATTTTTCAATAAGAAATAGAAATAATAAAATTAAACGTAACTATGCTTATAAACATTTTATAGAGAGATTAAATATATATAGAGAAGAAGAGCATATAATTACAGAGAAGTCAATTTTCATTTAAATACAATAAAGGAAAGGATATACAATGGAAATAGTAAAACCTTATGAATTCAAAGAAATAGAAAATGAGTTATTATGTCATGATGGGATTTATTCTTTAAGAAGTAATGAAAATTATAAAGTATATAATGATAAAAACAATAATATATATCTTAAGGGTATAAAATCTGGCCTTAGTTTTAAGTTATTAAAAGGGGATGTCAGTAGACTCGCTATGATTGAAATGCATGAACCTATTAAAAAAGAAGTAAAAACCACAAAAAAAGAACCCAAAAAAGAAATTATAAGTGATGATATAGTTGCGTCAATTATAAAATTTAAGTCAGAGGGTTTAACCCCATCAAAAATAGGTAGAAAATTAAAATTAAAAACTGCGGAAGTACGGAAAGTGTTAGATAGAATATGATAAAAACTAAATTACCAGTAAATATATATACAATGATAAAAAATATCGAAACTGAATATACTAATACATTTGTATTTGAAAAAAGAGTACAACAATTTGAAAAATTTATAAGTTCTTTAGAGAATAAGAAAAAGTATTCAAAGGTAATAATACTTTATATAAATTTATGTTTATATTTTAAGAAATCGTTTATTGATGATTTTATAGATAAAAATTTTGTTGATTTTATTTTTGATATTGAATCTACATTTTTATGGGATAAAATAAAAAACTATAAAGTAAAAGAATGGAAAAGGGCCCATAAAAAACATACTTAAACATATTTTAATGGAAGTTATGGTATAATAAATAAAAAAGGGGATATAATGGTAAAAAAAGATACTTCTAAATATTATATTAATGATAATGAACTTACAGAATTAGTAATGTTAGAACAGAGAACATTATATACAGATATACATGTCAATGACATATCATCTGAATTTAATAAAGACTTATTAAAAATAAAATATGAGAATAATGTACTAGATTATAAAATTATAAATAAATTTAATAAAAAATATGTTAGAATATCAGTTCCAGTTAATATTTTAACTGATGATGAAGTACAAGAAAGAAACTGCGCATTAGTAATCAATTATAATAAAGAATTAACATTCAAAAAACTAGATTTAAAATATATATCTTCTAATAAGTTAGCTGAATATTTTTTACATATTGAATCTAGTATACTTAAGAAATTCAATTGGAGAAATTATACTCAAGCATATAAAGATGAATTAACATCTTCTGCTAATACATTTTTTATCCGTTATTGGTGGAAATTTAATCCAACTAGAATGGCTTTAAACTATAATACTATTAAAGGTGAAAAGATATTAAAACCTGAACAAGAATTTAAAGGTGCTTTCCTTTATTTTACAAGCCTTGCTTATTCAGGTAATTTAGCAGGAATAAAGTTCTTGAATAAAAGTAAACAGTCCAGAGATGTATCTCAAGTGAAAAATGATAGAAAAGCAGAAGATATAATATCAGAAATGAATTCAGGCAGGGATCAAATAGTATATGTTTAAAATAGATGGTGATTGCTTATTACTTACTGATATACATTTTGGTAGAAAGAATTACAGGGTTAATATAGTTAACAATACAATAGATTTTTACAAAAAAGTAATAGAAGAATACAGTATAAAAAATATAATAATGCTTGGTGATATTTGGCACAATAGAACATATATAGACTGGAATATCTTTAATATAGTAAATGAATTCTTCAAGTACATAAAAGAAAAAGAAATAAGCACACATATATTGGTAGGTAATCATGATTCATATTATAAAAGTACTATAAAAATTAATTCATTAGAGTATATGAGGACAATGTTTAATTTTAATATAATAGACAAAGATACAGAATGTTTAATAAATAACAAAAGAACATTAATGGTTCCTTGGATACCTGATATAATGTTCAAGGGTGACCCAAAAAAATATAAATTAATTCTTGGACATTTTGAAATTAAAGGAGCGCCACTAACAAAAGGCATAAAATCTGAGGGTGGTAATAATAAAAATATTTTTAAAAATACTAAAGTAATTTCAGGTCATTACCATATAAAATCTGATCTATACCTTGGTACATCTGAACAACATGACTTTGGTGATTTTAATGAGAAAAAGGGTGTTCATATTTTAAAACCTAATTTAGAATTAGAATTTATAGAAAATACTATAGCACCAAAATATATTAAAATATATATAGACTCTAGAAATAAGTTACCTGTACGAATTGACGGAGCATTTACAAAGAAACAAAATTTTAGTACAATAGAATCATTATATAAATACTATAATTTTAAAAATGATATAATAAAAATTATATTAAAATATGATGATTCATTAATATTAAACAATACGAGAGTATTTTTAGATATAGAGAACATAGATTATATTATTATAGATGAAACAGAAGAAATATTGAAATATATATGCCTCGAAGAGTCAGTGCATGATGATAAAGTAGATATTATTAATATTATTAACAATAAAGATTTAGATTCTAGAACAAAAACAATATTTAATGAACTATATAAGAATGCTCTAGATAAGATAGATTGAAGGAATGACTTGCTTAATTTAAAATCAATTGAAATTAAAAATTTCAGGAGTTATGGAAATTCTCCCGTATTATTTGAATTCAATAATGGAATGACATTAATAAAGGGTTTAAATAGAGAAGGAAAATCTTCTACTATTATGGCTATTACATATGCTCTTTTTGGAAAAATAAAGGGTATAACAATAAAAGAACTTGTGAATTCTATTAATAAGTCTAATTTACTTGTTAAGCTAGTATTTGAAATAAATGATATTGAATATAAAATAGTACGTGGTGATTTCCCTAAAGTATTTGATATATATAAAAATAATAAAAAAATAGAATCTAATAACAGGATTCAAACAGAACAAGAGCTCCTTGAGAGAGACATCCTTGGAATATCTTTGAATACATATAACACATTAATATCATTAGATAGTACACTTATATCAAAATCATTTTTTACAATGTCTAAAAATCAAAGAAAAACATTCTTAGAAGAGATACTTGATATTAAAATACTTTATTATTTGGCAATAGAAGCAAAAACAAAAATGAATATAATTAGTACTAACAAAATAGATAAAGAATACCAATATAAAAATGTAATGAACTCGATAGATGCTGAAGAGCAGCGTTTAAACGAAATAAAACAAATCAATGAAGATCTAATGAATACATCAAAAAATCAAATACAAGAATTGAATGATTGTGTATCAAAATATCGAATTAATATAGAAGAACTTGAAAAAGAATTAAATGATATAAGTAAAATAGAAACTAAATACAGGGAATTCAAAAAAGAAATACAAGAAATGATTGAAAAAAAGAATATTTTTATTAAACAAGGAAAAACAGAATCTTCTAGATATAAAAAGAAAAACAATGTTAAAAAGGTATTTCAGAACTGTATTGGTTGTAATAAACTTAGTTCAATAATTACATGTAAAATTGATGATATTACTATTAATAATATAAAGGATGATATAAATACTAAAAAAGAAGAGATAATAAAAATTATGTCCATTATATCTGATAAAGAATCAGAATGTAAATCATTAGAGGATAGAATAAATTCTAAATATGCAGTACAATCAAATATAGATAAATACTTTTCATTAATTAAACATAATCAGAACGAAATAGTTAAAATAAATAATTATAAAATATGGCCAGAGGATACATTTAAATTAGATACACTAAAATCAGAAAAAGAAGATATATTACAAGAATTATCAAATATAAATAAAGATAAAAAATCATTAGAAATAATTTTAGAGTTAGTATCAGATAATGGTATAAAGAAGCAAATATTTACTAAATATATTCCGCTATTCAATTCATACCTTAATAAATATATAGCTAAATTTGATTTACCTTATAATATACTTTTTAATGAATTATTTGAAGTAAAAATTTTAGAACGAGGAGTAGAAAGAAATTATATGAGTTTCTCTGGTTCAGAAAAATTAAGATTATCTTTAGCAATAATATTCTCTTTCGTTAAATTAGTAGAAACACGAAATGCTTTTTCTATTAATATTATGGCTATTGATGAATTACTAGATGGAACACTTAGTTCTGATAATGTAGATTTAATACTACAGTTTCTAAAAGATAATTTTAAGAATAAAGAAATACTTGCAATTTCTCATAGACAACTAGACAAAGAGATATTCGATAGAATATATCAAATAAAGAAAATTAATAATTTTACAAAAATACTAAAGGGAGAATAAGTGAATTTATTCAATACTCACAAAGATTTATTAAAAAAGGGATATAGTAATAAACGATTAAAGAAAATAGAGAATAATAACTCTGAGTCTATTAAAAAACACAGTATATTGAATTCAATATATTTGTTATCTAAAGAATTGAACATATCTATAATTGAAGCTATATTAGAATATTGTAATAGGTCTGAAATTGATGTAGAAGATATTAGTGATATACTATTATACGATAAGATGTTCCTTGGAAAAATAAAAAAAGAAGCTCAAGATTTACATTACATAGATAAGTCAAACATAACTAATCTAATATAATGACTAGAAAAACTAAATTTATATGTACATACTATAAATTACATAATCACTTTGATATTAATAGTGATTATAATTTTACTACTGAAGACGTATATGTACCTAAAATATCAGCTATTTTATCAGAGAAATATATAACACATTATTTATTATCTAAAACTGATGTAATAATTAATACATATTTAGTATATGTAGTTTTTAATAATATTGATTATAATAATACTAAAGAGATTTTAGAATCAAAGAAATTCTATATATTCTTTAGAGAAATAAAAAATATAAAAAATATTATAAATAATGATAAAAAAACATATAAGAATACTAGTACAGATGATATTATAAATAAAATATATCTTAAGAAAATGAATCCAATATCTGGGTTCAATATATTAAAAGATAGAGACAGTAAAAAATTAAAAGATATTATGAAGAATTCTGATGTACAAAAAAATGTATTTTATAGAATACATCAGTTAGAAAAACTTATAAGAATTTAGTGAATGCCTCTGAAGGGCTTAAAGCTATTCTGTGATAGTTACTATTATAAGTTAATTAAAGTCCCTCAGATGCCCTTCAGACATCATACAGGATGTATTTAACTATTTGCTTATCTTTTAAATAAAATAAAAAAGAAATTAATCAATCTTCTTTCGTTTAAACTTGTTTTAATGGAAGTTATGATATAATTCTATATAAACACTTATAAGTTTAAAGGAAGATTTAAAACTGTTCGAGTTCAAAGAGCGCTGAGGTAAGATGTACAAGAGTCCAGAAAATAGAATAAACCTATTTACTTATGCGGAGTGGGCCAATAGTATGCCGATGGTTTCATCAGCCATAGATTCGGGTGCAAATCCCGACCACCGCAACCATGTTAGAAGATTCTAAATATTTTTATGTGTTGGGTCCCTTGGTAGGGATTTGATTTACTTAGCTAGTTCGATTCTAGCCCAGCACACCTGAATCAAGTTGATTACTTGACGTCGACTACAGGGCGAGACTGTAGTATATGGTTTAAGGTAATCCTGCAAATAAAAACCTAGAGGAGTTTAATCACCTCCTCGATTTTTGTTAAAGATGTATTATCATAATATTATCATATGACTCCTTGAATTTTACAATATACATCTTTAACAAAAACATTCCAAGGTAACTCAGTGGTAGATTATTCGTCTGTTAAACGAAATGCCCTTGGAGCCATTGGAAGTGTCCCATAATGGTATTGGGGCAGTTTGCTAAACTGTCGGGCCTATAAGCTTTAAGAGTTCGAGTCTCTTCACTTCCGCAGTCAGTAAGTAATTCACCTTTTCGTGGTACTGAGTATAAGTAGTCTAACGATGAAACTAAGAAATTACAAGATATATCCCAGGTTGCATGATGGTAAAATGGACTGACTGATAAACGGTTGCTGTAAAAAAGCAAAGTAGGTTCGAATCCTACGCCTGGGTTAATCTCCGTTTAATGGAAGTTATGATATAATAAATAAAAAGGAGAATATATGATTAAAGAAACTCTACTTGTAGAAAAATATAGACCAAAAGATATAAATAATATTATATTACCATCTAGAATTATAAATCCCGTACAAGAAATGATTAATAAAAAATCTATATCTAATATAGTATTTTCAGGACCTGCTGGTACTGGTAAAACATCATTAGCAAAAATTATAATTAAAATGCTTAATGCAGATGTACTTCCAATTAATGGTAGTCTAGATACTAGTATCGATATAGTTAGATATAAAGTAGAGAAATTTGTATCAAGAGCTTCATTAACAGGGAATGTAAAAAAAATTGTTTTCTTAACTGAAGCTGATGGGTTCTCTCCAGCTGCTCAGAATGCATTAAAAAATGTAATGGAAAAATATGAAAAGTCAGCTCGTTTTATATTAGATACAAATTACCCAGAAAAGATAGTTAAACCTTTACTATCTAGAACTGCTAATTTCTCATTCTCATTCACAGAGGCTGAACGTTCTGAAATGATTAAACGATATTTTAAATCATTATTGAAAATATTAGACACAGAAGAATTAGTATACGACAAAAAAGAAATTGGAATGTTAGTTAAAAATACATTTCCTGATATGCGTTCAATTCTGGTACAAATACAAGCTTCTATTGAAGATAATGAGATAGTTTTAAAAAATGAAGCTGAATCATTAAAATTCGATGAATTAATAGAATCAATGAAATCAAAATCATTTCCTAGAATTAGAAAAAGTATACAGGATATATCTAATTATGATAATGCTATATTGTATTTTTACAATAATATAGACTCATTTATTGATATCAAGTCTATTCCAGCTGGAGTTGTAGTATTATCTGAATATGCATATAGTACTAATATAACAATATCTAAAGAAATTAACTTCTTATCATTAGTAATAGATTTAATGAAATCATGTCAAATGAAGGATTAAGATGGTAAATAAATCATACGTCAGAGTATTCAGATATAGGAATAAAATAATAGACATATATTATGATAAAAATAATAATAGAATTATAGATGAAATCTCAGAATACCCGTTTGAATATTTTACTGATACTGGTGGAGCTCCGTCTGATTTTGTTGACTATAGAACAAAAAAGATTAAATTAGATGTTATTAGAAATAATAGTATTAGGAAACATAATGAGTCATTAGAGTTATTCAAACAATCTGGTGGTAAGATATTTTCAAATGCTGACCCTGAAGATCAGTATAGATTTAAAGAATACAGTACTGATGTACTTAATAAATTACATTTAGTTTATTTTGATATTGAGACAGGATTTAATGGTACTATAGTACTACCTAATGGAGAATTAAAAAGAGGTGATGGTGGATTCCCTAAATTAGATGGAAAAACATCTGTTACTACTATAACAGCTTACTCAGCAAAGAATAATAAATTTTATGCATTCGGATTGAAAGACTACACACCATCTGAAGATAATGTTATTTATAAAAAATGTTTATCAGAACATACTATGTTAATTGACTTCTTTAAGCTAATTAATGATATAGGAACAGATGCATTAATTGGGTGGAACTCTGACGGGTTTGATATTCCTTTCCTTATTAATAGGTTACTTCGATTAGAATATATTAGATATATAGAATATGAGAATATAGACTTACCTGAATTAAATAGGGAAGAATTATCTAAGATAGAAATAACTGTTAAACATATAGTTGGTAAAATACTTTGCAAGTACTATAAATTTAACAAACCTGCTAAAATTCACTCTAGTAAAAACCCAGGAAATAAAGATTTATTAGTGTTAGAACCTCTCGGATATTATCTCATTGATCAAATGTCGTTCTATAAGAAGTTTAGATATAAAATTAGAGATTCTTACGCACTTAATGCAATAGCAATAGCAGAAGGAATTACAGGAAAGTTAAATTACTCAGAGGATTATCTATACGAGATTGAACTAGAGAATGGAGAAGTATTGAAATTATTAGAAGACGATAATATTAAACTAAAAGATGGCAGAATAATTCAAGTTAAAGATTTAACAGAAAACGATGAGATTTCAGATGATTCACTTTAATCTTAGTTTAAGGAAGTATAGCACAATAGAATACAAAAGGAGCAGTATTGAAAATAAAAAGAATTATAAAAAAATCAATGAATTTAGAAGATCTTTATACATATGATTATCAAAAATACATGAACTATAACATTCAGGATGTAAACGTCACTTTTTTAATAGACAATAAAACATCTATATTGAATACTGCTATATCATTGTCTAAACTTTATGGAGTGAACTTAGATAAAACTTTAGGAACAGTATCACCATGGAATCATCTAATCTATAAAGAATGCTATAAGAATAAATATGGCACTCCTGAATTTTATGGAGATATTGAAGAAGCTGAATCTATTCCAGATAGTACTTTTAATTTGAGCTCTAATTCTGAGTATGACAAATATGCTGATTATTTAGGTGGGGCAGTTTCAGCAAATCCAGGATTTTTCCGTTGGGTAGTTTCATTTGATTTTGCTTCACTGTACCCGTCTATTATTAGAGCGTGTAACTTTAGCTTTGATTCTCATATACCATATTCACAGGCACCTAAAGAGATACAAGAGGTAGTATCGAAGTACTATCCAGATAATAAAGGAATTCCGTCAACAATCAATAAACTTATTAGTAATGTTCCTGAGATAGAAAAGAATGTAACACCGTTACTACAGAAATATAAAGTTAATATTTCACCAACTGGAGATATATTTGATACAAGCTACATCACTTTTATTTCTAAATTAGTGGATGATATTTATAATGCAAGAAAAGCTGATAAAAAGAAAATGAAAGAGTATTCATCTAAATCTCAATTATATAAGGATTACATAAAGAATAGAAATTTTGATTCAGTTAATAGTATACACGTAGAAGATAGAGATAAAAGTGATACTGAATTAAAAAAGAAAATAGATGAATTCAATGAATTAGTAGTTCATTATAATGCAGGACAAATGTCAAAGAAACTTGCATTAAATAGTTTTTATGGTGCCGGTGGTAATAAATACTTTATTCTATATAAACTAGAAGTAGCAAGATCAATTACGGCAGTAGGTAGATTACTTGATTTGTACTGGATTGATAAATTAGAAAAGAAATTATCTAAATATAATTATAGAACACCAATAACTGCCCTTTGGGATACAGACTCTGGTTATATATGTTTAGAACCTATTGTGGATGAATTAGACAAGAAAGGTGTACTAAACAAAAATGATTATGTAAAAACTGCAGCTTATATAGATAAACATATTATACCACCTATATCAGATTTTAACATGAAGAATCTTAAGCATTTAGCATATGTATATAATTTTAAAAGACCAGAGGTTATTGATTTAGAAAGAGAAATAATAGCATCATCTGGTATAGTTAATGGCATGAGAAATTATGCTATGAACGTTATCGATAATGAAGGTACAATATATCATGATGGTTATATAAAAATGGCAGGGTTGAATTTAAAGAAAACTAATGTACCACCAAAAATCCGTACTGCGCTTAAAAAAGGATTAATGATAATACTTACTTCTAATGAAGATACATTCACTAAGTATTATTCTGCATTAAAAGATTTCTATTATAAATTACCATATAATGAAATAGCTTTTCCAAAATCTGTAACATTAGCTAAACAATCAGAGAAAAAGATAAAAGAAGCAAGGGTAAATTATAGTAATTATAAAAACAATGATAAGTCGCTTATAAAGGGTAAAAACAAAACACTAAATGATTTCCTTAATTATAATCTTAATGATAAGGGTGTTCCAATTCATGTTAGGGCTTCATTGATACATAATAAATTAATTAAGGAAAATAATTTAGAAACTAAGTATAAATATATAGAGAATAAAAATAAAATGAAGTACCTATATATTAAACCTTGCAGCACATCATTTAATTCTAATGTAATTGGGTATCTTGCAGAGAATTCTAGCGTACCATTTATTAAAGAATTCAGATTAGATAAACGAATAGATAAAAATTTAATGTTCCAAAAAACAATATATGCATCATTAGAAAAACTAGTAAAAAATAGAGGATGGAGTATTAGAAGTGGTAATTCAAGAGCTCTGATTTAAATAATATGAAAACGAATACAATGAAAAAAATATGTATGATATGCATAGCTTCTATAGCATTTGCTAATGTAAACTTAAGTACATGTAAAGGTTGTCATGGTCAGCGATTTGAGAAAAAAGCACTCGGCCGATCAGACATTGTTAGAGATATGAATAGTACCAGTATATACAATACTTTAGTATCTTTTAAAACAGGTACTGATCCAGCTGGAGCAATTATGAAAGCACAAGTATACAAATACAATAAGAAAGACCTTAAGACAATTTCTAAAGATATTAAGAAAATAAAATGATTTAATCTTAGTTTAATGGAAGTTATGGTATAATAGAACATAAATAAAAAAAGGAGGAATAATGGCTTTAATTGATAAAATAAAAAATAATAAACTATTTAAGAAATCAGTTCAATTGACTAAAGATAAAGAAGTGACAGAATTTTATAATGCTGGTAGTATTACATTAAATTTATTGCTGTCTGGCAGATGTAATGGTGGTGTCCCTAGAGGTAAACTTACTACTCTTGCTGCGCCTCCAGCCCATCTTAAAAGTATTATAGCTCTTATATCTGCTGCAGACGCTCAGAAAAAAAGTAATAGTGTAGTATGGATAGATGCTGAATTTGCTTTTGACAAAAATGCAGCCAAAACATTTGGCTTAGATTGTTCTGAAGAGAAATTAATTCTTATTCAAGATAATTCTATTGAGAATATACAGTCAATTATATTAAATATGTTTGAAGATTATGATGAGAAAGTTGACGGGAAAGTATTTATTGTTCTAGATTCATTAGGTACAATGATTACTTCCAAAACAACTGAAGATTCGCTAGCTGGTAAAGATACGCTTGATATGACTATAAGTAAAAAGAAAAACAATTTTATGAAGTTGCTATTAGGTATTACTGGAAAAAATGATATAACAGGTGTTGTTATAACGCACACTTACGCAAGTTTGTCGATGTTTGGAGGTCAAGTACTAAGTGGTGGAAGCTCTCTGATATACACTAGTTCAAATATTCTACAAATAAACAGTAGAGCAAAAGTCAAAGACGGTAATGATGTTATTGGATATGCATTAACAGGTATTTCAGCAAAAGGCAGACTAGCTAAAGAAAATTCTAAATTAAAATTTTTGAATAATTATGATGCTGGTATTAATCCATTCTATGGTATACTTGAAGATGCTTTAGAAGGTGGTTATGTTATTAAACCTAATAATGGTTGGTATACTAGACCTTGTGTAGAAGATGATAAAAAATGGAGAGAGGCTCATATATACACTAAAGAATTCTGGTTAGATATTTTTAAAAATACTGACTTAAGAAAATATTTAGAGAATAAATATTCTTATTCAGCATCAGTTCAGAATCCATATTGTATAGAAAATGTTCTTGATATTAAAGAAGAAAAGGAAAAAGATGAATAGTTTACAGTATAATGTTATAAAAGATATAACAAATGTAACTCCGGCTCTTATTCTTAATTCAGGAGATATTAAATTTGTTTCTCCTGAAAAGAATATAATAGGTGTTTGTAGTAATCTAAAGTTAAATGAATTCAAAAAAGAAGTAACTTTACTTAATACAAATGAATTCTTGAGTATATTATCTACAATGGGTATAGACTCAAAAATAGATGTACATTATCCAAATATAAATATTAAAAATAAAAATAATACTACTGTTTATGTTACTGATAATGCTGAATATATAAATGATGATATAAAACAAATAGATGGATTCCTTAATAAAGTATCTAATGATTACAAGTTTAATTTTAATCTTCCAGTAAAAGAATTAGATAAAATTATTAAACTACATTCAATACTTAACTTAAGCTCTATTAGTATAAAAAAAGATAATAATGAAGTTATTCTTAATGCATATTCAGATGATATGACAGCTTCTTCATATACAGTAAGTCTACCATGTACAGGTGATGACTATTCTGATACTTTCTCTGTAGATATAGAATCACTCACAAAATTGTATAAAACACAAGATTTAGTGTATAATATACACATTTTAGATGGGCTGATAAAAGTTCAGTGCGATTGTATCCCTAATATAGATAATAAAATGAAAGAAACTGAATTACTCAAAGAGAAAGACAAAATAGATGACAAAAAATATGATATGACTGTTAAGTATTTGAATAAATTTAAAGATACTACTATAACATATTATATCGCAGGACAAATCAAATATAATTAAGGAGGTTTAAATAAAGTATATCAGAACCTGCTACTAGAATTAAATCTAAACCCCTTCCAACATGCTGAATGCAATACTGGAATAATTAAAATAAGGAAATAAAATGGCTAAAATATCAATGGATAACTTAAACTCTCTCAAAAGTAACTTCTTAGAACAAGCTGAACCAAAAAAGAAAAAATTTAAAAAAGATGAACGTTTTATAACGGTAACTCGTGATGAAAATGATTGTGGCTCAATTATATTAAGATTCGTGCCTGATTCTGATTTAAGAACTGCTATAAAAAAATACTCACATTTTGGTACTCTTGAAGTAAATGGTACTACAAGAAGGTTTATAGCTGAATGCCCTACATCTAAAGGTGAAGACTGCCCCTACTGTTCTGAATATTTAGACGGTTGGCAAAATAAAGATGAAGCAAAAACATCTATATTAAAATCTGGTAAACGTAAAGAATACTTCGTATCCAATGTACTTGTTGTAAATGACCCGGGTAATCCTGAAAACAATGGTAAAGTTATGTTATACAGATATACTTATATGATAAACAAAATGATGGTAGAAGCTATGAAGGGCGATGAAGCTACAGGTGAAGCACCTATCGATATATTTCATCCAGTTAACGGAGCAAACTTTGTTCTTAAATATTCACCTCAAGGTAAACAAACATCTCTTCAAGGGTCTAAATTCTTACCCCCATCATCTGTAGTAAAAACAGAAGAAGAGTTGAATGAGTTACTAGAGAAAACATATTCACTTACAGAATATGAAAATAGCTTAGAATATAAGTCATATGATAAACTTAAAGCTGAATTTGTTTATTATTATACAGGCCAGAGATTAACTAGTACTTCTAATGAAGATATTGTTACTGAAGAAGCACATGAACCAACTCCGACTCCTAAAAAGAAACCTGCAAAAAAGAAGACTGAAACTGCACCAAAACCAGCACCGGAAGTATCAACTGACTCTGATGATGATGACTTCGATGAGTTTTTTAAGAGCCTTTAATTTACAGAATTAGTGAATGCCTCTGAAGGGCTTAAAGCAGCTCAATGATTGTTACTATTAATGAACTGTTAAAGTCCCTCAGATGCTCTTCAGACATCATCTAGCACTGCAAAAAGGAGAATACATGAGAAACTCAGGAAAAGATGCCAGAAAATTTTTTAGAAGTACTATTAAAAAACATAGATGGTATGACTATAATTTTATATATGTTATTCTTATAAAGACTTTGGAGTATATGGAAAAGAACTGGTGCAAATCAGTATCAATGGACTCAGATGCTGTAATAAAAAATATAAGATTAGCAAAATCGTATCTTATAGAATTAAGAGATGATAATTTTGTTAACAAATATCTAGATCTAATTGATGAAAAATATGGCCCTTTAGAATTTGTAGACAGTACTCTAAAAAGACATATAGAACCTAATCATACAATTATCAATGAAGCTTATAGGAAAGCTGATGCTGATAAAACAAGAGTTAAGAGGAAATTATATCTTTTACTATATAAAGAATTAGAAAACTGGTGGGACTGATTTAAAATATAAAAAGAAAAAGGATTAAAAATGAGAACTTTAAATGAAATGCTAGCGAAAAAACAAAACATAACAGATAAACAACGAGATACTCTCTATGGATTATACGATGAGTTATCAGACTTAATAGATTCAGTTATAGATTATGATAATGAAGAAATAGAGATTGCTAGAGATGATATCAATGGTAGATTAACAGAGTTGGAGTACAATCTGCAATTGAATTGGAACTTTCCAAGAGATAAATCAATGCATAGGTACTGGTACAGATTACCACGATGTTCATGCCCAGTTATAGATAATGATGATATGACGATGCAAGATGTTATTAGGACTGATTGTCCTTGGCACGGTGCTAGATATCAAGGGCAAGATGATATATGTCAACAATGTTGGGACCCAGACTGTGAAGGTGTTGAGTAGTTAGGTTGGTACTTGCTTAATAAAGATAAGGTGTACGTGTTTAACCACTTATCTGATGTTTCTAGCACAGATTACCCATTGCCTAAACTCGATAAAAATGGTAATGAATTCAAAAAGAAGTGGAAGAATGGAACATGGATTAAAAAACAATGCATCTTAAAAGATGGTGTAGTACTTGAAAAGGAAAATAATGACATCTAAACAAAGTAAAGAAGTACAAAAGAATCTTGAAGAGTTAAAAAAATATTTTAAGAGCACTGATAAGATTGAAGAGTTACCGGCAAACATGGGATATATTCTACATATCATTAAAGTTACTTCTGATATCAATATTTTTATTAGAGTCACTAGTGAAAATCAAACTAAATTAAATTACGAAATTAGAATTATGCAAGGAACTTCATCAAGAACTAAAATCTTAGCTAATACCCCTTTAAATATAGTTAATTTTTCAATAAAAAATATTGAAGAGGGTATAATTGATGCTGCTGAACGTTTATGCAACTACAAAAGCAAAACAGACTATAAAGCTATTTTTGGAAGTATGAAAAAACTCGGGGTTAAAAAATGGATGAAATTAAACAGTCTTAAGCAGAAGTTGAAGTAAAAGGATAAAATCATGAAAAATATATAAGGCTTTGTTTATATACAAAATGATGATTAGGTGATTAGATTAATCTTAGTTTAATGGAAGTTATGATATAATAAATGAAAAGGAAGCAAATGAGTATTCAAGAAATCAAAAAACTTTCAGATAGGGATCATCTTCTTCTTAGAAGTGCAATGTATTTAGGGTCTAGTACATTATCTCCTTCAATGGAATACATCCTAGAAGATAATAAGATAGAATATAAAGAAGTTCAATATGTACCAGCACTTATAAAGATTATTAATGAAATTATTGATAACTCTATAGACGTAGCTATTAAGACTAATTTTAAGTACTCTAATAATATATCAGTAAAAATAGAATCTAATAAAATAACTGTTCAAGATAATGGAACTGGGATACCAATCAAGAAATCAGGTGAATATTACATGCCTCTTCTAGCCTTTGGTCATGCCAGAGCTGGTTCTAATTTCGATGATGATAGTAGAACTCAAATTGGGATGAATGGTGTTGGTTCATTTGCCACTAATGTATTCAGTAAAAAATTTATAGCTGAAACAGATGATGGGAAGAAACATTATAAGGTAACATTTAAAGATAATGCAGCAAGTTATACAGAATCAATAACAGAATCTACAAAAAAAGGAACTAAGGTAATTTTTTATCCTGATCTTGAAAGATTTAATTTAACAGAAATAGGCACTTCACATATATTGATTATTAATCAAAGACTATTAAACTTAAGTATGTCATTCCCTGATATCACCTTTAAGTTCAATAATATAAAAATAAACTCATCATCATTTAAAAAATTCATAAACATGTTTAATCAATCTCATGTAGAGTATGAAGCTAATAATTTTAGATTTGCTGTACTCCCGAATGAGTCAGATGATTTTAAACATTATACTTACGTTAATGGGTTAAAAATACCAGATGGTGGATCACATATAGATATTATAATGTATAATATAGTACAAGGATTAAGGGAGAAACTTTCAAGAAAATACAAAAATATTAAACCTGCTGATATTAAAAATAAATTAATGTTAGTAGAGTTCATGCAAAATTTTCCTAACCCTAAATTCAATTCACAGTCTAAAGAGAAAATCACTAATGCAGCAAAAGAAATTAATTCGTTCTATGGTGATATTCCATATACGGCAATAGTTAATAAGATACTTAAAACTCCTGCTATAATAGATAATATTACTGAGATATATAGACTTAAGCAGGAATTACAAAAAAGAAAAGACCTTAATAACTTGGATAAAAAACATAAAATAAAATCTGATAAATATACTAAGCCCGTTGGTAGTTGTGATGTTCTAATGATCTGTGAAGGTGATAGTGCGCTAGGAGGAATTCTCCCAGGTTTAGGAAGAAAAGGAATAGGATACTATACTTTAAAGGGCAAACCATTGAATGCATATAATACAACCCATGCAAAATTTAAAGCAAATAAAGAATTAACAGAACTTTATCAAATAGTTAAAAATGAAGGTTATAATAAAATATGTATAGCTTCAGATGCAGACTTAGATGGTAATGCAATTGCTGGATTGATAATAGCATTTTTTAAAGTATATCTTATAGATTATTTAGAAGCTGGAAAATTATACAGGCTAAATACTCCAGTTGGTATATCTAAAAAGGGTAAAAAAGTTATAGATTGGGTATATAATATACAGGATATAAGAAACCTTAAAGGTGATGTAAAATATATAAAAGGGTTAGGCTCTTGGACCCCAGATCAATTGAAACAAGTGATGCAAAAAGATAGTATAAATAATATGTTAATGCAATTTAATTATTCAAAAAATGATGATGACGCAATTGATGATTGGTATTCTTCTAATAAGAGTGATGTTAGAAAAGAAAAAATTATTAATAATAGTTTTGATATAATTAAGATTTAATCTCCGTTTAATGTAAGTTATGATATAATAAATAAAAAGAAGATAATATGAATAGAATAACAGTACAGAAATTTTTAGATACTGAAGTAGTAGATTTTGCTTCATATTCCACAATAAGAGCTATAGCATCTTATATAGATGGATTTAAAAACTCACACAGAAAAGTAGCTTATGTTACAAAGTATATGAATAATAAAGAGACTAAAGTGTCTATATTATCGGGTGAGATTATGGCAAAATCTCAGTACTTACATGGTGATATAAGTGGTTCAATTATATCAATTGCTCAAAATTTTTCTGGTTCAAATAATATACCATTACTAACTAGAGAAGGTAATTTCGGTACTAGGTTTACACCAGAAGCGTCAGCTACAAGATATATATTTACTAATAAAGAAAAATATTTTAATTTAATACTAAACCCTGAAGATGACAGTATACTTATAGAACAGTCATTCGAAGGTGATATAATTGAGCCTAGGTTTTTTGTACCAACACTCCCTTTGTTATTATGTAATGGGTCTGAGGGGATTGCCACAGGGTTCGCCCAAAAAATATTACCAAGAAACTATAAAGATATAATAAAATATATTAAAGCTAAGTTGAGTAATAAAAAGACCCCAGAAGTTATTCCATATTTTAATAACTTCAATGGCACTATAAAACATGACAACTCTAATCAATTTATTATAGAAGGAACCTTTAAAAGAGTATCAAAAAATAGAATATTAATAACTGAAATACCTATAGGATATTCATTAGATTCATATACTAAAGTTCTTGATAAACTACAAGATAATGGTTTAATACGAAAATATACTGATAAATCAGAGGATGATAAATTTATATTTGAAGTTCAATTTGATCTAAAATATTTATCAAAAGCTACGGATGATAATATCTTAGATATAATGAAACTAAAGAAAAAAATATCAGAGAATTATACTTGTATAGATGAAAACAATAAAATTAAGATATTTAATAATATATATGAAATATTAGATGCTTATATTAAAATAAAACTGTTATACATAAATAAAAGAAAACAATATAAGATAAAAAAATACACTGAAAAAATCTCTGAGCTGGAGGACAGAATAAAATTTATAAAAGCTGTAGTACAAGAAAAATTAATAATAAATAAACAAAAAATTGAAACAATAATAAAGAATGCTAAAGAGCTTGGGATAAATAATACAGAGAATCATTTAAAAATGCAAGTCCAGTCATTTACATTAGAGAAATTAAAAGAACTGAACATAGAGATAGTAACAAAAAAATCTGAATTAAATGAACTTAAAAAATTATTAGATTATGATATATGGATGAATGATATATCTAATCTAGTTAAAGGATTAAAATGAAATATATACCATATTCATTCTCAAAAATATCTACATTTAAATGCCCGTACAGATTTAAGTTAAGATATATAGATAAAAAATATATCGATGCGTCTAAATTAGTTTTTGATATTGGTAATTACTTCCATAAATATTTAGAGAATTTGTTCCGTAATAAAGAGGAATTTAAACCATTCATGTCTAAATTTATAACTGAAGAAAACTCAAATATAGTTCTAGAAACAGAGAATAAGGTAAAAGAATTAAAGGACAAGAAATTTATAAAAATGCTTCAGTACAAAGCTCGCCATTCAGATTTAGTAATAGCTGAAGGTAAATGTAAATTAGATGAATATTTAGAAAATAGCCCATTAACAGACAAACAATCTATTTTTAAAGGATATATTGATTTATATATGATTGAAAACAAGGAAGGTATTATAGTGGACTGGAAATCAGGTAAGATCCCTAATAAACCTGATTGGAAGCAAACTTTATATTATTCATTATGGTTAATAAAAAAATACAAGCTTGATAAGGTAACTGCATTTTTCTATTATGTACAACATGATGAGTATAAGAAAAAAGTTATACTAAAATCTCATATACATAATATAGGAACATCATTAATATCTTCTATAGATGCGATAGAAAAAGAAACTGAATTCAATCAATATATATCGCCGCTTTGCAAATATTGTGAATACTTTGAAAATGAATGTAAACTGACTGATGATCAATTATTAGCAATCATCTGAGGTGTTTCAATTCTTTGATGATAGTTACTATTACTAATCATTTGAAACATCTCTGGGTCTCACCATCCACACCCAGCATATAAAAGGAGCTTGAATGAACCGATTTTTCAGATACTCTGGATCAAAATTAAAATATACAAAAAAGATAAACAAATACATTTTAGAATCTAAATCTAAGATATATTGTGAGCCATTTGGCGGCTCTGGAGCAATCCTTTTTAATCTTCCTCGTAAATTTGATAAATATATTGTTAATGATATAATAAATAAAAAGGAGGGTATATGTTCAGAATGTTGAATAAAAATGTACATTATACTGAAGATGATTATAAAAAAATGTCAGGATTTGTAATAAATCAATGGTTATCAGGATCACCAAGTACAGCTCACATATCTAAGTTATTAAATAAGAATATATCTATTAATGGTGAAGATCCACTACCAATGAGAGTTAGAGTAAAAATAATTAGGGAATTAGCTCCTGTAAATATATCAATTAAATATCCGAAGGCAAATAAAGTAAAAAATGAATATATAGAATATATATCAAAATACTATAATATAAATCTTGAACTTGCTAAAAGATATCTATCTATTATGTCAGATGAGCAAGCTAATGAAATAAAAAATGAGGTAAAATATATGAAGAAACGAGGGTTAATATGATTTGTATTGGAACAAGAGGGGTAGAAGCAACATTATGTGATATTATATTAGCTAATACTGCAATAGAATCTTCTAGAAAATATTATACATGCCCTGTATATGGAAATAACATAAAACAAAGTAAGATGTCAGAATTATTCTATTATTCAAAATACTCTGATGTACTATATATAAATGATATTAATATAACTGATTATAATTCTAAACAACTTTTAGTAATTATTTCTAAAATTAATGATAATTCTAAATTAAATGAAATAGTACTAAATTTAAAGTATCATTCAGATAATATAGCTAAATTGATTATGTACATAGAATCTATAGATATTAAATTAACTGTACTAGATGACTACTCAAAAACATGTTCACAGAGATTATTAAAATACTTTAAGCCTAAAATAAAAACAGGTAGTACTAAATATAAAAAAAGAATGATGAATGTTCTAGAATTATCTAAAGATTGTAAAGATTTTGGAATTAATTACCAGTACTTAAAAGCATTGACATCATTTTCTAGTACACAAAGTTCTACTCTATATAATAGACTTATAACAGGTGAGATTAAAAATGGTACACTTGAATTAGCTAAATCATTATTAAATGATTACAAAAAACATATCAAAGAACTGATAGAAAAAAATGAAATCTTAATAGATGATAATGTTATGTTGTTAATGAATGAATGGATAGGAATGATACCAGTTCTCTTTAAAAAGAAATATTATATTGTATGTATGATTAAATCTAATCCTAAAGATTCATATCTAGAATTATTTAGTTTCTCAGAGGATCTATCAAAAATAAAATTAGAGTACAATAAAGTATCTGAAACTAAAAAAGAAGTATTCGAAAATTGTGTAGTATATTCTATAAAGGGTGATAGTACATTTAGTACTACTGAAAGTGTATATGAATACTTCACACAAATGATAGGTTCCATTATAGAAGAAATAGGATAATGTATGGAAGATAAAATTCTAAGTCATTTAATTCAGAGTGATATATATTTCTCTAAAGTATTCCCATATCTAAAAGCCGATTATTTCTCTTCTGTTGATAGTGTAGATATTTTTAAAATAATTGATTGGTACAATGACAAATATTCTATGTCACCTGGTGTAAAAGAGATGAAAATCCTTGTAGATAAAGCTCAAAAAGCTAAAGATGATAAGGGATTGATATCTACTATATCAAAGTATTTTAAAAACATATCTAATACCCCTATTGTAGATAATATAGAGTTTGTTATTGATGAAAGTGAAGCATTTATTAAAAAATCAGACTTAAAAAATTCAATGATTTCTGCTATAGACATATTATCAAAAGAGGAAGATTTTACCGATAAATCAGGATCTAAAATTCAAGAGCTTATTAATGATTCTCTTTCAATACATTTTGATAACTCAGTTGGCTTAGATTTAGATGATGTTGACAAAAGATTAGAATACTACAAGAAGCAGGAAGAATCAGGATTCTTAACATCATTACCATCATTGAATAGAATTACTAAGGGTGGATTTAAACGTCGTACTCTAAGTATATTTGCAGCACCTCCAGGAGTGGGCAAGACATTAATGATGGCAAATCATGCATGTGACTTCGTTCTGAATGGGCATAATGTATTATATGTAAGTTTAGAAATGTCAGAATTAGATATTGGTAAACGAATTGATTCTAATATATATAATATAAAATATAATGATTTAGAAAATGTCGATGAAACATATTTTAAAAATACTGTACAAGAATTAAAAAGCTCAGGTATAGGTAATATGGTAATAAAGGAATACCCTACAGGTGCTGCTGGTCCGAATATGATAAAAAGTCTTTTAAAGGATTTAGAACAAAAGAAACAATTTAAACCTGATATTATAATAGTAGATTATATTGGTATCATGTCAGAATCAGCTCAAGATATGTATACAAATATAAAAAGAAATGCAGAAGGATTAAGGGCAATAGCAGTAGAAAATGATTGTCATGTAATGTCAGCAGTTCAAACAAATAGGGGTGGTATAGATAAAACTGAAATGGGATTCTCTGATCTTGCAGAAAGTACAGGTCCTGCACAGATAGCAGATTTTCTTTGCTTTATTGTTAAAATTGATTTTTCAGATGATACTAACCATAATAGTGAAATAAAAACTAAACAGAATATATTGCTACAAATTAGAAAAAATAGATATGGTGGGCTCCCATCATCTAATATACTTGTTCAACAAGATTTTGGGTACTTTAGAATAACTGAAGTAGGTAGCACTGATGCTAATACTCCAGAACCAGAACGACTAGACAGAGATGAAATTCTTGAGTCATTAAAAGGAACATCTGAAAAATCTTTAAATAGTTCAAATAGCCCATTTACATTTTAAAGGAATATAATGAAAAATATAAACGAACAAGGAACTGTTCCTGCAGCAGTTGCTCCAGCATCAACTTCAGCTGATGTAGCAACCTTTCCGACTCCACTGGGAATTAAAAAGAAGAAAAAGAAGAAAAAGAAAGGCCCTGAATTAGAAGAATCAGTTCTAAATATGGTTGGCACATTCTATATATACAAAATAATTAAGCAGTTAATTCTGCCATATAATAAATGGGAGGCATTTAAAGATGGTGCTATAGACAAAGATGGAAAAATTATAGATAAAACTGTTGATATGTCATTTTATGATAAAGTTCTTTTAAGCATTAAAAAAATACTCTCTAAGTTTATGAATAAAAAAACATTATCATTAATGTTAATTTTAAAATATATCACTGAAAATGTACAAGATAGAGTACAAGATAAAGAATATATCCCATTTTTACTAGAGATGATAGAAAATAGATATTTTAAAGATGTAAAAGATGATATTATAACAGAGGCAGATATAGAAAGTAATTATAAATTAGTTATTAATGACTTATTCATTTAATTTGTTTAAATAGTATAAAAGAATCTAAGGAAAAATAATGGAAATAACAGAAAACGATATTTTATTAGAATCTGTTAATACTCAGACAGAAAAATATATTAATGAACTTACAACTATGGATGCTGCAGATATACAATCTCCATTTGAATATCTCCCTGCTGGTGCAATAGATGGTTATAAGGCATTATCTAAATCAGTTATAAGCAGGTACTATCAAGAATCATTATCTAAACATATATGTAACTTTGTCCCAATGATAGGGCCAACAGGAATGATATTTTTGACTACAAAAAATGTTCAAGGCGATAGGAAAGTTATCTCAGCATCAGGCTCATATGAACTTAATACAATACAATCAAGGATAACACCTGAATTTTTAGCAGATGTATTAAAGATATATAAAACAAATGCAATTGAGTTTGTTTCAAAAATGATAAGTCAGGATATGTTAGAAACACTAGATGCATTAGTTGTAACTAGAATTAAAGCAGTATCATTATTGAATACATTAACATTCTCTGCAAATGCTGCTATAGCTGATAATCTAAAACTAAAGACATTGAATATTAGAATTGAAAATATTATTTCAGATATGGCTATTAGTACTAAAAGAGGTTGTCGAGCAGTTTTATTAGTTTCTAAAAAGGTTGCTATAGCATTAAGCGCTACTAAATCATTGTTGCCATCAAAGTCTCAAGAAGAAGAACATAGAGATTTCTTAGGGTACTTGAATGGAATTCATAAAGTATTTCTGGATACAAATAATTACATGGCACTTGCTCCTACAGTCGAAGGAGCACTAATAATGCACGACGGGCCATATGTAGGTGACAGGCCTATGGTTGTGGGCGCATATTCTAATCTCTTAAGCTTCCATGATAACTATTCTGTTACTCAAAATGCTGTGATGATAAGAAACAGGCAAATGTTTCTTAGAAATCCAATAGATACCCAAATTCTCGGAAATATTACACCTAATTCATCAGCTTTTTCTACTTTCTTAACAGTAGATTTTACAAATACAACTGCTATCTAAGTTAAACTTAGTTTAATGGAAGTTATGATATAATAAATAAAAAAGGAAATAGAATGAAACGATTTGATCAGTATATATCAGAAAAAGTAGATTTAGAAAAATCTTTATTATCTATTGACAGTACAGAACAAGGTGCAGTACGAGCTGCAAGGAAGAAACATAAAGGTGAAACATTGCTTATGATAGATAGTGGTATATATTCATGTTATAAGATAAATAATAACTTTGAAAAAATTAAAAAAGTACTTTCTGCTATGGACAGTACTGATAATCCAAAATTTAAAGAATTAAGAATATGAAAACTTGGGAAGATATTATAGAGGATGCAACAAATGGCATCCCGGATGGTGAGGAATACTCTGAGATAGATTACAAACAGGAGCTCCTAGATTATGTAAATGATTTAGATCAAGATGAGTCTGAAGAAGTTTACAATATTATTATGAAGTATTTTGATTTTGATAATGATGAAGATATTGATGAAGGTCTATTATTTAAGACAGGTAAAGCTGAATTAGCCAGGAAGAGAAAGGCAAACCCATTAGCAGTGAAACTCGCTAAACGAAAAGCCCGCCTACATTATAAGAAAAATAAAGCTAAAATTAAACTTAAGCAAAAATTGTACAGACACAAAGCAAAAAATAATAAAGGTGCGATTAGACATCACCGGGCAGTGTGATATAAACCAAAAGGAGACTAAATTTAATCTTAGTTTAATGGAAGTTATGATATAATAAAATATCAAAAGGAGTAATCATGAAACAAATTATAGCAATACCATTAAATATGGAAGATTTATTAAATGAATTATGTATACAAAGAGAGAGACATCCAGAATTTTCTGAGGAGTATACTAGTTTAATAGAAGATGCTAACTCAGTAAAGAATAAAATAACATTAGATAAAAAATTTAAGTATGCATGCAATTCACGTTGGATTATATTAAAGAATCACAATCATATAGAGATTCAACCATATTCTCAGTACTGTGAAATGTATACAAGGTCACGCATATGACTGAGACTATCCTTTTGATAGATTTAGGACATATGTCCATTAGAGGTTTATTTGTTGCTAGAAGTATCTCTAAAACTGACTGGCAAGTTGCTTATATTAATATTTTAATAAAAATGATAAACAGTACAATCAATAAATTCAAAGTACACCCTAAGGATATCATTTGTGCTTTAGAGAATAGAGACAATTGGAGAAGAGATATTGACCCTATATATAAAGTACAACGAGCATTGAATAGGGAAAAAGATGAATTCGACTGGTCAACATATTTTAACCTACATAATGAATTAATAGAAGCATTAGATAAAGGTACATTAATGAGATTCATTGGGCAAGATAGATGCGAAGGAGACGATGTTATTGCATCTTTAGCTATGTATATTGAAAACAATGAAAACTTTAATACTATAATAGTATCATCAGACAAAGACTTTAAACAACTAATTAATTTAAAAACATCTGTATACGACCCAATGAAAGATATAATATACGTATCTGAAAAATGTAAATATAAGCAAGAAATAGAAGGATTCGCTGGTATTAAGCCAAAAACAAAAATGAATCCATTACTAAGAGGACTGATATGAAAATAGAAGTATATAAAGAGAAAGACATAAAATATAGTAAATGGGTTCTTATATCTAATGGTGATGTCGCTGATAATATACCAAATCTTTTGTATGGTAGAGAATTTACAGATAATTTTAAAATATTTTTACAAAAGAAGGGTATAAATATACCTGCTAATACTATAGATGATGTCTACTCTATACAGAAATTGTCTATATTCAATGACATAAAAAACGAATTCATAGACTTAGAAGCTAAAAAGGGTAATTTAGACCCTACGTATTTAGTGTACAAAAAACAGAGATTCGGACCATCTAAATCAAAAAAATATTATGGTACTATTGAATTAAAGGAATTAATGCAGTCACCAATCACTAAAGAAAGAATTAAAATTAATAGACAGATGGCAGATTTAAAATGTATACCTGAAGAATATAAAAAATCTATAGTAGAAAAATATAAACAAAAAAAACAACCTCTTACAATTAATGAGATGAGTATAGTTAGAGATTACATTGTAAAAAATAATGCAACTAAAGCTCTAGAGTATATTAGCAAAATGACTAGTAATGTAAGAATATAAGGGTATATATGTTCTGTTATTTAAGATATAAAAAATATAGAAAAGAATGTGAATTAAAAATTAATATGTGTTGCTGTGTATGTCCACTAAAAAGTACATGTACAGTATTTGTAGAAAATTTAGAAGGATTACCTTGTAAACTAAAAGAGAATACAAATGAATTCTATAAGCAATGCAAATATAAACAATGAGTTCAGGGGTTTAAAGCTATTTTGTGATGGTTACTATTAGAAGTTAATTAAAGTCCCTCAGATGCCCTTCAGACATCTTGTAGAGATATATTAAAAAGGAGTTATAATGGCAGAAGAATTTAATACATGTGCAGGTTTATCAAATAATAAATCTGTACAAGAGGCAAAAAATGAGTATAATAAAATACTAGCAAATGGTGGTGACCCACTTAAAATAATGTTAAGAATGCAACACAATTTGCAGGAAAGACTTTATGAAAGATTACCTGACCAAGCATTAAATGTTAATGACTTAGATACTATAGGTAAAAAATATGATTTCCTTAGAGAAAACAAAATAGCATTTGATGACGAATTTTCGGAGCTTGTAGATGCTCTTCCAGGTATGTCAATGTCACCTAAAGATAGAAGTGCTATATGGAAACGTTGGAAGGGTAAATACAAAGATATAAGAGATATTAAATTCTCTGATTTATCTGAAGAGGATCAAACAGAAGCAAAATTCGAAATTATTGATGCTTATCATTTTTTCTTGAATATGTTACTTTCTATGAATATGGATTCTGAAGAGATATTTATATACTACTATCTAAAAAATGCAGAGAACTTTAGACGATCTAATTCAGGTTACTAATAAAATTCTGGTTCTAGATTATATTTAGTATATAATGTACTTAATGTTTTAGTCCATCTTCCTGTATATTTTGGTACTTGAGGATGGATTTTTTTGAGTTTATTATACGATGATTTTTTAAGTTTTAGTTTAACTTCTTCTGATGGGTGAATATAATTAGTCTTTACTTTCAAATATTTAGATATATTAACAAGTACATCAGGTAGTTCTTCTAATGTAAAACCAAATCTTCTACAATTATTTTCTATTCTACCTAAGTATACATTACAGTTTCTACATATAACTCCTCTTACTAAACCAGAGCCGTGTATTTTCTTTTTGTGCTCATGATCAAGAACTGGAGCATCTATAGTTCCACCACAGATTGGGCAGATATTATTTTGAGCTTTTTGAAGTTCCTCACGTACTCTTTTAATGTCTTTGTTTTTTAATTGTATGTTCATAAAATTATTTAAACTTAGTTTAATGGAAGTTATGATATAATAAATAAAAAGGAAATATAATGAAAAAACCAATACTATGTAAATTAAACCTTCATAAGTACTATAATGATGGTCTAGTAAAATATGAATACGACCTCTCAGGGGAATCCCCATATATAGTTGGTACATATAAGTTAATATGTCATAAATGCAGGAACGTTACTTTTAGACAATTCAGTGTACCATACGGACCCGGCACAAAATATACAAAAAAAGATGTACTATATTATATGAAAAGATTTAAGTGATTAATTAAAATAGAAAAAAGGAAATAAAGTGATAAATATTATTGTAGGTCGCTCAGCAAGTGGTAAAGACACTGTAGCTGATAAAATGTCTAAAATACCAGGTAATGAACGTATAATTGGATATACTACTAGAAATAAACGAGACAATGAAGCCAATGGTAAAGAATACCATTTTATATCTGTTAAAGAATTTAAGGAAAAAGTAAAAGAAGGCTTCTTTTTAGAGTATAAAGAATATACAGATGATACTTATGGTACAGTTTATTATGGTAGTACTAAAGAGTATATATTCAATTTATTAGAGGCTATATCATTTATAGAAGATATTAATCTTTTTAATATCGCTGATAAAGAAAAAGAAATTCTAATAGATATAAGTAATGTTAAAAAAGCGTACAAAAAATATATACAATTAGGAAAAATTAAAAAAGGTGATTATGATATAGATAAAATTATAGATACTCTTTCTATGAACTATATTATTATTCTTGAGCCGAACGGAGTATATGATTTGTATGATTACATTAATATATTTGAAAACAATACAACAAAAATGGGATTCAAAATCAATGAACTTCTCAAATCATTCATTAAAATTACTTACATAGAAGCAGACAAAGAAAAAAGAAGAAAACGATATATTAGTAGAGGCCAAAGTATAGAAGATTTTGAAATACGTGAAGCCCTAGATAATGACAAATTCAATAAGTTTGAAGAAAAACACTTATATCATTACTTGATACGAAATCAATAAGGAGAAATTATGCATAAACAAAAAATAAGAATGCAACAAGCTTTAACAACTGCTCTGATGTCAAAATCTCGTAGAAATAAGGTTGGTGCAATCCTTATAAAAAATAAACATATTATTGCAGAAGGATATAATGGTACAATAAAAGGGCAGTGTCCTGATATTTTGGAATATTACCTTCCACATGGATCGTTACCAACACCTGAATTAAATAATATAGATATACTAGAACATATTGATTGTCCTAGTTGTAATGGCCTTGGTGTTATACCTTCTGATACTACTTATGCAGATATACGTAAATGTAAAGTATGTAATGGTAAACGTAAAATAGATATCTATAATAAAACAAATCCTAGCACGTTTCATGCCGAGGCAAATTTATTATTATTCTGCGCTAGAAATGGTATTTCTACTGCTGGTGCTGATATATACATAACACTTTCACCATGCATTGATTGTGCTAAATTATTAATACAAGCTGGTATAAAAAGAGTATACTATAAAGAAACATACAGATCTACAGATGGTTTATATTTCCTTGAAGAGAATCATGTCAGTACTATAAAAGTTTAAATAGAATAAAAGTAAGGCAGTAAATGAAAACATCAGAAGATATTATGAATGTTATAGAAAAAGCAGCAGGTGTAACAGCACTAAATAAAAGAAATAAAGCCCTTTTAAAAAGATTTGTAAAAACTTTAGAAATTTATGAAAAAGATGCTCAAAATGCAGGTGAAGTATATGGTGATTATGAAGAGGGATTTAAGACTATAAATAAAAAGCTAGAAGATTCATTAGAAGTTATGAATAAAGTAATAGCAAATTTCAAAGGTTAATCAATGACAACATCAGAAGATATTATAAGAAAATTGAATGAAGCAAAAACATTTAATGCTATTTTTAAAAATCCAAAAAGTTTAGACAAGCAGTTCAAAAAAGTTAAAACATCAAAAAGTACATTCGATAAAACTTTTGTATCATTTACCCATGAAACAGTAGTATCTGTTGAGTTAATAATTTTTTTAAGTCCTTGTACATTTTTAGATGCTTCTTTTTTAGCAGCTTCTACACTATCGGCAGTAACTACATATTGAACATTTATTTCGCCTTGAGTTTTACTATCTGCTGATACAATAGTTTTATCGAATGTACTTTTTGATGTTTTAACTTTTTTGAACTGCTTGTCTAAACTTTTTGGATTTTTAAAAATAGCATTAAATGTTTT